GTTAAGGGTAAAGTAGACCTGTTATTTGAATGGCACTCATCAACCAGGCATGATCCTGACAATGTAGCGTTCGCTAAGAAATTTATTCTTGATGGTCTACAATTGGCAGGTGTGTTAGAAAATGACAATAGAAAGTTCATAGGCACGATGGCGGATGAAATCATAACAGATACAGAAAATTATGTAATCCTGCACATATCGGAGTGTATGAGTATATTCCTGTAAAGAGTGTTAATTAAAGCGAGGTATTATGAAGAAAAAGCTAGTATATGTGGCTCATCCATATGATGGAAAGAAGAACAATAAAGAAAAAATAGACAAAATCATGCAAGAACTGGTGATGGTTGATATTACACATGACTATGTATCACCTATCCATAATTATGGGTTCATGTACTTAACCGGAGACCAATATCAATTTGGCTTAGGGATATGTTTAGGCCTACTCAATCATTGTGATGTACTGGTCTTGTGTGATGGCTGGGAGACTAGCCGAGGTTGTAAAGGCGAATATGAATACGCCAAGAAACATGGTATTGCTACATTTGTGTTAAGCGAATGGAAAGCAATGAACATGATTTAATTATTGTTAGATGCTTCTTATGAAGTTGGTAAACACACAATTCGGACTAAACTACAAATGTAAAAGGGGGAGATGTATTTGAATGAATACGAAATTGAAAAAATCACTAGGTTGGCCACTGAGGTGGCCACTAAAACCTACTATGAATTAGCAAAGCAAGAAAATGCACAGTTAGGTCGTAAACTTCGACACAACACGATCAAGCTGCTTAAGCATTATAGTCAGTTACAGTCATACGTAGACAATGCTATCACGGATTCGACACAAGCCGAGGATATATGGCTCAATGAACTGTTAATTGATATGTTTGACGATAAAAGCATTGTGAAAGTAAATGCGATTGTTAAATCTAAAGAAAAAACAGCATTGATGATGCGACATGTAAATAACATGCTCGATATCTATGCTGAGAAGTGTAACGCAAAACAATTTAAGTATTGTGAGTGTATGCGCAGGTATTATATTGATGGAGAAACATTAGAAGAGATTGCAGAATCATTTCCTGAAAAGCCAGATGTTCGTACCATCAAACGCTACATCGCTAGAGGCATTGAAGAGTTATCTGTATTGCTATGGGGCGTTATTGGGTTAAATACAAAGTTAACCTAAAAATTGTCCCAAAACTGTCCTAGACCTGTCCTTCTTGACAGTTTATAATGATAGTGTGAGTTAATAGGGAAACGATTGATCTCTCTCGACACAGTGAATACCTAGAACACAAAAGCGAAAAAGCCCCTGCTTCGGCAAGGGCTTTTTGCTATATGTAATAAAAAGAGACCTATGAAAGGTCTCTTTTTACATGAGGTTCGCGACACCTCATTTGTGCGTTTTACCATGAAGGCTGTGCAATTATTTCTTTAAATCAGAAATGGGAATAGGCCAGGCTTTGTAGCCGAAGTCTTTCGCCCATAGTTTTTTACCGGTCTTTTTATCGATCCGCCATGCTCTAAAGACAATATTGCTTTTGAACTTTTGATTTTTCAAGGTCAGCCCTCCTTTCATAATTAGATTATGACGGGGCCCCGCACAGTTGCATTATACCATATTTGTTTGAATAGATTCATTGTGAAATGAAAAAGAGGTCGCAGAAATAATCTGCGACCTCTAAAACAGGGTAGGGATGAACAAAGCACACACTTTCGCTTTTTTATCCTCATAAGTTCCGCGAAAAACTTATAATCCTTCATAGACTGACCCAATCAAAAGTTCACTTTTAATATAAACTTTACAAAACCGAAAGTCAAATAAGAAGTTATCCACAGTACACTATGTTGTATTGTGGATAATTTTGTATCTAAATATAGTATAGATATTCCGATTAAGCATAATATGGTGATTGATATAACTATAAGTAATTGAAGGAGAGGTGAATACGATTGACAGATGTGTATTGTGAAAAGAGGCGATGTCTTAACAATGTGAAAGGTTGGTGCAAGGCTAATGGAATTCATATTGATCATATGTGCAAATCGTATGCACCATCACATTCGTTAGTAAAAACAAAAACCGCAAAGGTTCATAAGGAGTGCGGTAAATATAAGCAGAATAAAGGTGTTTTAAAGTAGCTAGGAGGTGAGATAGTGGCTGCATTGAAAAACAAACGGCATGAAAAGTTTTGTCATGAGTACATCAAGGATATGAATGCAACACAGGCCGCTATTCGCACTGGTTATTCTAAGAATACAGCTAATAGAATAGGTAGTCGCTTGTTGTCAAATGTTGACATAAAATCAAGGGTTGCTGAGTTGCGAGAGGCTTATTTAGACGAAAACATCATGACAGCCAAACAAGTTGAGTACGAGTTAACAAGAATTGCTCTAGGACTTTCAAATGAAAAGCAAGTCGTTATTGAGGGGACTGGGGAAGGTTGTTCTGAAGCACGTATCATTGATAAACCGCCTGATGAGCGCTCTAGGTTAAAAGCACTAGAACTCATGGCCAAACGACATCGGATTCTTAGCGGTAATACTACGATTGATGTGCAACCAGTTATCATCGTAGGTGGTGATGATATTGCCGACTAACAAAGTGTACTTACCTGATATCGTAGGCAAGGGGTACGGTGCTTTTTGGCGGTTCAAAGGCCGTTATAAAGTAGTAAAAGGCAGTCGTGCCAGTAAGAAGTCCTCCACGCAGTCTCTAAAAGTTATTATGGAGATAATGGAGAATCCTTGCGTTAATTGGCTGGTGGTTCGTAAGACAGAACGGACTTTGCGTGACAGTTGTTTCGCGCAGCTTAAATGGGCCATGCGCCAGTTGAAGGTGGAGCGGTACTTTAAATGTTCCGTATCTCCTCTCGAAATAACATACATACCGACAGGGCAAAAGATTCTCTTTAGAGGTCTTGATGATCCATTAAAAGTAACATCCATTACGGTTGAAGTTGGGGCTCTGTGTAGGATCTGGATTGAAGAAGCTTACGAGATTATGAGCGAAGATGCATTCAACAAATTGGATGAATCTATACGTGGTCAGTTACCTAATGGGATGTATCACCAGGTGGTCTTAACGTTTAATCCGTGGTCAGATAGGCACTGGTTAAAGAAACGCTTCTTTGATGAGTCTAGCGAAAATGTATTAGCCTTAACTACTAACTATATGTGTAATGAGTTCCTGGGCGAATCAGACTTAGCACTGTTTGAGGAAATGAAAAAGAATCCTAAGCGGTATAAAGTAGCTGGCTTGGGTGAGTGGGGGGTAGTTGATGGTCTTGTATACGAAAACTGGAAAGAACAAGACTTTAGTGTTGATTATATTAGAGGTCAAACCGGTATTAAGTCTGCGTTTGGCCTTGATTTTGGTTATACGGTAGACCCTACGGCGCTAGTGTGCATGCTTGTTGATATGGAATATAAGAAAATCTACATATTCGATGAGCTGTACGAAACGGGGCTTACGAATCAACAATTAGCATCTCGTATCAAGGATATGGGGTATGCGAAAGAGAAGATACGAGCCGATAGTGCTGAGCCTAAATCGATTGAAGAGTTATACCAGGCAGGGCTAAAAGGTATAACCAGGGCACACAAAGGTAAAGACAGCATATTAAATGGTATTCAGAGGATACAAGATTACGAATTAATCGTTCATCCAAGATGCGTTAATGTGCTGCGTGAGTTATCCACGTACCAATGGGCGAAGGATCGCTTTGAAAAATATACAGGGAAACCTGAGGACGAAAACAACCATGCTATGGATGCTATGAGGTATGGTTTGGAAGATATTAATGTAGAAAGGTGGTCGTTTGATTGATATTATCTCAGCTATGGGACAGCATCATAAAAGGTTCAGCGACTATGTCGGAACGAGAGTTCTTACAAGCGCAACTGCGTAATTTTCTAGGTAGCGAACAGCGTAAAACGATATGTACCGCTATCGATTATTATGACGGTAAACACGACATTCTAAATAAACAACGCTACGTTGTAGGTGAAGGCAATACGCAAATTGCATTGCAGGGCGTTCCTAATAATCAGATTGTGGATAACCGATTTGATGATTTAGTAGACCAAAAGGTTAACTATTTATTGTCTAAGCCTTTAGATATTAACGCCGATGATGACGAGCTCGATAAGATGTTCGGTATCCAATTCCAACGCTTATTGAAGTCTGTTGGCAAGTTTGCAACGATGGCGGGTAAGGCGTATATACACCCTTACATCGGTATCGATGGCACTTTAAAGTTTAAGATGATGAAACCGCACCAGGTTTTACCATTTTGGGCAGATGAGGAGCACACACAACTAGATGCGTTCCTTTACTTGTACGATATTGAGTACTACACGGGGTTAGAAACCAAAACCATTCACAAAGTGGAATACTACACACCGAATGGAATTCAGTATTACATATGGGACGTGGAACGTTTACTTCCTGATCCGGATAAAGAAAATACTGCCAATTTTTCGATTGCCGATAAGCCGTATAACTGGGAACGTATTCCTCTCATTATGTTCCGTTCGAATGAATTCGAACAGCCACTTATCGTAAAGGTTAAATCCTTACAAGATGCACTTAACCGGTTACTATCTAACTTCCAAGATAACATGGAAGAAGATATCCGCAGCACAATTTTGATACTACAGAACTATGACGGACAGAATCTTGCCGAATTCCGACAAAATCTAGCCACATACGGAGCTATTAAAGTGCGCACGGTTGATGGGGTTAATGGCGATGTTAAAGCCTTAAAAATAGAGGTGAATAGTGACAACTACCAATTACTGATTAACATTTTGCGTAAAGCTATTATCGAGAACGGTCGGGGCTTTGATGCTAAGGACGATCGTATGGCTAACAATCCTAATCAGATGAACATCATGTCCATGTACTCTGATATTGACCTGGATGCCAATGAAATGGAGCTAGAGTTTAAATCTAGCCTGCACGATTTGATGTGGTTCGTTAACACGTATCGTGGCTTAACTAATCAAGATACAATCGAAGAAGTGGACTTCATCTTCAATCGTGACTTACCTATCAATGAAGGCGATACAATTAATAACTGTAAAAACTCCGTAGGTATCATCTCCAATGAAACCATTATTGCAAATCATCCGTGGACAACTGATGCTGCGGAAGAGCTTGCGAAAGTGAAAAAGGAACAGTCCGAAGTAACAGCAGATTTTGTTGTACCGAATGGCGGTGAGGCAGATGGCGAATGATTACTGGGAGAAACGGTACGAGCGATTAGTAGATGAATCGTTTCAAAAAGCGAATCTTACTGATGCGGAAATCAAAGCCAACTACGCCAGGGCATTACGGCGAATAGAAAAGGCTATCAACGATTGGTATCGTCGGTTCGCTACAGAAAACGGTCTTCAATTAGCCGAAGCAAGGAAACTACTAAATGCCTATGAGATGAAAGCTTTTAAAATGGATTTAGCTGAGTTTAAGGCAGAGGCTAAGAAACTCGTAGTATCTGATGAACACCAACAAATGCTATCAAACGCGTCCATTCGTGAGCGGTTAAGCCGTGAACAGATGCTGTATATTAATGTAGTTCACGAGCTCGAAATACTAGCCCAAAAGCAAAGTATTTCGCTTAATGACTTATTGAAAGATGTGTATCAGTCCTCCTCGTATAAGTCCGCATACACAGTACAGGCACAACGCGGAGAATACGCACCTATTAATACGATTGACAGTAAGCGGGTTGAAAGCGTGGTTCACAGTCAATGGGCAAGCGACGGCAATGATTTTAGTAGTAGGATTTGGGGCGATACAAGTAAGCTAGTAGCTAACTTACAGAATGATTTCACGCAAGCCCTCATTATTGGGCAAGGTGCTGATACGATGGCAGAGAATCTGCATAAGCGGATGAAAACATCGTACAGTAACGCTAAGCGATTAATCGAAACGGAGACAGCACGGGTTCACGAACAAGGTTTTCTTGATAGTATGAAAGACCTGGATGTCGAGGAGCTGGAAATACTGGCTACACTCGACAGTCACACTTCGTCTATCTGCAGACACATGGATCGCAAACGTGTTCGAGTCGTGGATGCTAAACCAGGCGTTACCGTTCCGCCGTTTCATTGCTATTGCCGGTCAACTACCATTCCGTATATCCATGGACTTGAAGGGGTAACACGAACCTCAAGAGACCCTTTAACCAACAAATCTGTGCCTGTTGAAGGTGATTTAAGCTATGAAGAATGGTATAATAAATATGTAAGGAATGATACGGTAATAGGTGTAACTACTGCTAATGGAATTGTTATTAAGACGTTATCGAAGCACCAACAAGAACGTGCCGACGAGCGTAATTTAGACGCGCGAGGGATAATTGATGCATTAACTAATCCGTTACACATTGGTGATATCACAGATAAAGGTAATGGACGGTCTCAGCGATTTATAGGTGAGTCTGTTACGGTAAATGTGAACCCTGATACTGGTTCTGTGATCACGTCTTGGCCAACAGGGAAAGCTAATAGGAAGAAATATAAGAGGGATAAAAAGGATGAAGATTAATTTCTCACAAAAGGAAAAGGCTTTGCTAGATGCCCATCATATCCAATATAATGATGAGCTCAGCAACGAAGAAGCCGATAATTTAATTAATAAACTAGCGGATGCTTTGCAAGCGTTAAATGCATCTCAGCGGGATACAGCTGAGGACATTATTACTAAAATTACGATGCATCCCGACTGGTAATACTTTAATTTATATAGCACTCACACAGGTGGGTGCTTTTTTATTGCCATTTTAGTATTGTTGGGCGATAACTAACAAGACCGTAGCCGTGAGGTGTGGCTCACGAAAATAAAGCGAAATGGGTATTTTTTAAGGAGGTCACTATGACTAAGGAAGAATTGTTAGCACTAGGATTAACTGAAGAACAGACTGCTAAGGTCGTTGAAGACTATGGCAAGAATTATGTGTCTAAGGATCAATTCAATGCTAAAAATGAGGAACTCAAATCCGTAAAAGGGGAACTCACGACTCTTAATGGCGAGATTGATAACCTCAAAAAATCTAATGCAGATAATGCGGAGCTTGCGAAACAAATTGAAACGATGAAAGCTGATGCAGAAACTCGTAAGGCTGAATACGAGGGTAAAATCGCACAACTTGAAATCGACAATATTGTGAACGTAGCATTGTCTAACGCAAAAGCTAAAAACAACGTTGCAGTCCGTGCGCTATTGGATTTAACCGATGCAAAGGTGAAGGACGGCAAAATCAAAGGGTTAGATGAACAACTTGCTGAAGTTGCTAAAGCTAATCCTTATTTATTTGGGGAAGCGTCCGCCCCTAAAGGTGTAGCGCCTGGTAACCCCGGCGGTAAAGCACCAAGTGGCGCAGTAACTAAAGAAGACTTCGCTAAAATGACGTACTCTCAACGGGCGGAGTTATTCGCAAACGATATTGAACTTTACCATTCATTAACAGGAGGAAACGCTAATGAATAAACAATTCTCTTTTAATTTACAAACATTCGCAGCAGGTCCTACGCAAACTGCTAATGTAGTTAACCCTCAAGTAATGGCTGACATGGTATCCGCAGGCTTGCCAAAAGCTATTAAATTCACTCCAATCGCTAAAATCGATAACAAATTGGCTGGCGTGCCTGGTAACGAAATCACTATTCCAGCATGGGGCTACATCGGTGATGCGGAAGACATCGCGGAAGGCGTAGAAGTATCCGCAACTCAAATGTCCACATCCGTTGCTAAAGCTAAGATTAAAAAAGCAATGAAACGCGTTGATATCACAGACGAAGCTAAATTGTCCGGCTATGGCGACCCAGTGGATGAAGCTACTCATCAATTACGTTTGTCCTTGGCTTCTAAAATCGACCAAGACGTAGTGACAGCTCTTGGCGGTGCTACTCTCACAACAACAGATACTAAAGTTATTTCCTATGAAGGTGTTGTTAACGCAGTAGACAAATTGAACGAAGAAGACTACGTTGAAAAATATTTGTTCGTAGCACCTTCCCAAATTACTGCACTTCGTAAAGACGCTAACTTCATCGACAAAACAAAATATGGTAATGACGTTATGATGACTGGTGAAATCGGTATGATTGCCGGCTGCCGTGTTGTAACATCTCGCCGCATCAATGACACTGGCGCAACTATCGATAACTTCATCGTTGGTGTAACTGCAGAAGTGGAAGACGGCACACCTGTATTACCAGCTGTAACGATTTACATCAAACGTGATGTTATTGTTGAATACGATCGTGTTCCTGAAAAAGGTTTGGACAAATTCGTTGCTAACGAACACTACGTTGTTGCATTGACTAACCAATCCAAAGTTGTAAAAGCTACATTCAAAAAATAGTAGGTGAATGATATGACCACGAAAGAGACAGTTTTACAAATTCTTGAATCGTGGCTTGGGTATGATGCAATTTCTGATGTAAATATCATTGAGTATATGATTAGTGCGGAAACACAACATATCCTCAATGATATCAATCAGAAAGAACTACCTAGCGAATTACAGCACGTTCTCGTATATCGTGTAATTGGCAGCTATATCACCACAAACAAAAATAAATTGATTGAAGCTGACGGAGAAATGGCGAGTTCCATTAAAATGGGCGATACTGAAGTTCAATTTAAAGGAACAGACAAGGCCTCCCGTCTCCAAGAATTGGCCACCGCTTTGAGTGGATATGGAAGGGGTGACCTAGCGTGCTTCCGACGGCTAAGATGGTAGACGCTGCTAGAAAGCAGTTAGAACGATTGTATGATTGTACGTGTTATGTTATCTCCGAAGTGGATGCAATGGACCCCGATACTGGAATTATGAGTAAAACTGCCAGTAGAGAGGGTCCTTTTGCTTGTAGAATTAGCTATAAAACTCTCTCTACAGGTCAAAACACTGAAATTGCAAAATTTAGTACCACCACGGTACTTTTCACCGCTCCGGATGTAATCATACCAAATGGGGCGCGAATTGAGCTTATAGGGCGAAATACGAAACAACTTTTTTGCAGTGCCTCGATTTCGGCACGATATGACACCCATCAAGAGGTGCAACTCGAAAATTTAGAGGTGCATTGACATGGGTGTTGAATTTGATATGGACGAATTTGCTGAATTTAATCGTAGCTTAGTTAAACTGAGTCAATCGGGCAGTCTTCAGAATTTCAACAAGCAAGTTGTGAAGGAAATGGCTGGTGTGTATGTGCGTGAAGCTAAATTGAACACACCGGTCGGAAAACGATCGGTTAAATTCATGCAAAACGGCAAAGTACAAACAAAGTATTTTGATAGTGAGCATCCCCGCCAATCGTGGAGTGTTGGTAGATATCAACTGAACGAAAAAACCGGACGGGTTAGGGTGTTTAACACATCCTCTTACGCCTCGTTCCTTAATGATGGCCATCGGCAAGAAGTTGGGAGATTTCTTCCGTGGATAGGCCAATCTAAAGGCGGAGTTATGCAAGGCGGTAGACTGAAAAAGCCTTGGGTAGATGGTGCGTACATGCACGAAAAAGCTGAAAAGGCACTCAGTAAAAACGCTAAACGTATTATGGAAATTACATTAAAGAAATGGATTGAAAAGCATGGTGGATTCTGATGTATTAACAGCTGTATCTAAAGCCGTACATACGGCACTTAACGTGCCTATATACCTAGAATTCAAAGAAAACAATATGACATTCCCTTGCGCATATATCAAGGTGATTGAACCTAGTATGGGAAGACATGTCGGTGATCTTTATAACACTTCTTTGGATTTAGACATCATGTATTACGCCAATAATCTTGATGTGGTTACTGATACGCGAAAACTCATTGATATTCCTAGTGTGCTGTACCTACTGCTTGAATTTGTACAAGTTGGGGAACGTACAATTATGGGCACAGGTATGAAGTACAAGATTTCAGATGGCGTGCTGCACTTCTTAGTTACGTATGAGAACATACTACGGAAAGTGGCCAAACCTATCGAACGAATGAAGCACATGGAATTAACAGAAAGGGTAAAAGATGGCAGATGAAAAAGAAACAGTCGAGGTAACGACTGAACAACAATTTGATACTTACGCTATCATTGCATCTGACAAATACAGACGGTATCGTGATTTACTCACTTGCCTTCTTAATGAGGATGAAATGTATACGGAAAGCGACATTGATAAGATTTTAAATCAGGCATTAACAACGCCTGTGAAAGGTTAGTGAAATATGGCATTAGGTGGTGGCACATTCTTATTCCACAATAAAGTATTGCCAGGTACTTATATTAACTTCGTATCCAAAGACCGAGCATATGCGGAAGTGTCCGATCGTGGCTTTGGTGCTATGATGCTTGCCTTTGATTGGGGCCCTAGCGGTGAAGTGTTCCGTGTAGATAACGATACTTTCCAAAAAGAATGTCAAAAGTACTTTGGTTATGATTATGGCCATGAAAAAATGAAAGGCTTACGTGATTTGTTCCGTGGCTTAAAAACTGGCTATTTCTACCGCTTAAATTCCGATGGTGCACAAGCTACAAGCACAATCGGTAAAGCAAAATATAAGGGTATTCGTGGTAACGATTTGGGTGTATCTGTACAAGCTGACCCAGATAATAGCGGTAAATTCATTGTGAATACATACCTTACTACTGGTGATGTTCGCAAAGTGGTAGATACACAAAAGAACTTAAAAGATGCAACTGAATTAAAAGACAATGATTACATTATCTTTACTAAAACAGGTGCATTGACTGCTAGTGCATATGCTGCATTGACTGGTGGCACTAATGGTAGTGCAGTAACTGTTCAAAATTATCAAGATGGTCTTGATATGCTCGAACCATACTACTTTAATACAATCGGTTATGCTGGTGCTGATGATACTGTTAAAAACTTGCTTATTGCATTTACAAAACGTTGCCGTGAACAAAGTGGTGCTAAATTCCAATTAGTGATTCATGGTAAGACTAAAGTCAACTATGAAGGTGTTATTTCTATCCTTAACGATGTAACCGATGAAGGTGCTGAAAAAGGCTCTTTAGTGTACTGGACATTAGGACAAGAAGCATCTTGTAATATCAACGCTACTGTAGGCAACATGATCTACGATGGCGAATACAATGTAAACGTTAAATACAAACAGTTCGAACTTGAACAAGCTATCAAAGATGGCATGTTTATGTTCCACAATGTTACTGACTCCGTTGGCGGTAATATCCAAGGCGACGTACGTGTATTGAAAGACATCAACACATTTACTGAATTCAGTAAAGCCAAAAACCGCGACTTCTCTCTTAACCAAGTCATTCGTGTATTGGATAACTGGGCAGTTGACGGCGCTAGATTGTTCAATAAAACACATCTTGATAAATCCCCTAATGACCAAGCTGGCCGTGAGTCCTTATGGGGCGACCTTGTATATCTTGCTGAGCAATACCAAAAAGTACGTGCTATCCAAAACTTCGATGATAAGGATATCCCTGTACCTACGCAAGGCGATAACAAGGAAGATGTATTGGTTAACGTACAATTACAGCCAACTGTGGCTATGGAAAAATTGTACATGACTGTTGTAGTAGCCTAGGAGGATAACGCATGGAAAATGAAATTTTAGATGCATTGAAAACGATGGATGCAGCTGACGTTGTTTCTTCTAAATTAGCATCTTGCTATATTGTAGAGAACGGCAACAGATACTTACTGTTTCAAGCTAAGAAACTCAGCGCAAAAATTAAAAAGAATAAAGAAAAAGTGGCAATCTTGGGCCGTATCGGTGCAGGCAATAAGTCTACCTCCGTAGAATACAGCGGTAGCTTAACGATTTACCACAACACAGCTTTATTCGATAAGATGGTTGAAAAATACTTAAAAACAGGTGTTGATACTTACTTTGACATGCAAGTAGTTAACCATGATCCAACTTCTAAAGCTGGTCGACGTTCCGTTATTTTAAAAGGTGTAAACCTTGATGAATTAACGGCAGCTGAATTCGATGCTGATGGCAAATATATTGAGCAAGAACATAACTTCACTTATGAAGGCGTTAAATATGTTCAACATTTTAATGAATTAGACGGGATGCGAGCCTAGTGCTTGCTCCCTTTTTTTAGGAGGTTTTTACAATGGCTGAAAATTTAAGTGCATTTTTAAAACAGAACGTTGAAGTAGTAAATGAGACGGAATATGTGGCATCTAAACGCATTAAAGGTGCTAATGGTGAGCCTATCGCATGGAAAATTAAGACATTGGCTACTGACGAAACTGAAAAAATGCGTAAAAAATTTACTAAACGAATTACAGACCGCATCACACGTCAAACAGAAGAACGATTCGACATGACTGCATATAATGAAGAATTAATTTCTAAAGCAATCACATACCCTAATTTGTATGATGCAGAATTACAAGATAGCTGGGGTGTAACTGAACCAGTTGAACTTGTAAAAGCAATGCTTACACCAGGTGAATATGCTGACCTTTTAGCTGCAGCAACTGAGGCACAAGGCTACGATGCTGGCATGAAAGACAAGGTAAAAGAAGTAAAAAACTCCTAGATTCCAATGAAACAGAAACGATATTTGCATATTTGGCGTTTGTAAAATACCATATGCAACCTTCTGTTTTTGCGGAAATGAGTATAAACGAAAAAGCGGTAGTAATTGCTTTTATTCAACAACATGCAAAAGATGAACAAGCTGAGTTGGATAAAGCGAAGAGGGGGTAATGAATGGCTACACTTTCAAACTATATAAGCCTATCAACTAATATTCCTAATGCAATGAATGCAGCCGCAAATGCAACTACAAAAGCCTATCAATCCATGAGTACGTTACATAACAAAATGAATGGTGTATCAAACGCTAGCGAAACCTTAAAGGCAAGCCTAGGCGGTATCATGAATAGCTTTGCTGGTAACTTATTGGCAAATGCAGTCATGAACGGCGTAGGAATGATTAAAGGAGCCGTAAATTCCATTACTGATACTGCTACTGAATGGGCAAGTGTGCAAGCTAGATTGAAGTTAGTGGCAGGTAGTCAAGAGAATGCTATTTACTTAAACAAACAGATATTTGAATCCGCTCAACGTGCTAGAGGTGGATACATGGAAATGGCTGATGCGGTGATTCAAGTATCGCAATCAGCACATGATGCATTCCCTGACCCTCGGCAAGCCGTAGAATTCATGGAAGGTATTCAAAAGGTATTCGCTATTGGCGGTGCATCAAAAGAGGCACAAAAGAACGCTATGCTCCAATTAACACAAGGTTTAGCAAGTGGACAATTACAAGGTGATGAATTCCGTTCAATCGCTGAAAATGCTCCTATGATTGAAAATATCATTGCTAAATCAATGGGCGTATCTCGTGGCGAACTTAAGAAATTAGCATCAGAGGGTAAAATCACAGCTGATGTAATTAAGAATGCAATCATGAACAATATGCCTGAGATTGAAAAGCAGTTTGAATCGTTGCCAAAAACTTGGGGCGATCATATGCAGTCAATTAAAAATAAAGCAATTCAAGCGTTCGAACCTGTGTTTCAACGAATATCAGACCTTGCCAATAGTGAAGGTATACGTGAGTTAGTAGACAACGTAACAGGGGCCATTCAAATGGTAGCACCTGTATTCTATTGGCTGGTAGGTGTGGTTGGTGAAACGATTAACACCTCTATATGGGCTTTTAACACGTTATCAAATTTTATAAGACAACACTCATCTATCATGTATTTGGCCATGATTGTATTAGGTGGTGTGCTTGCCTATTATGCGGTACAGGCTGGTATTGCAGCGGTTAGAACTGTAATTGCTGCAGGTGCTATGGCTGTAAAAGCGGCGGCTGATTGGATAGAAACGGCAGCTATATTGGCTATGATAGTAGCACAAGAGGGATTAAATGCAGCATTGTATGCTTGCCCTTTGGTTTGGATAATCGGCTTAATTGTGGCGGTTATTGCGGTATTCTTCCTTGCAGTTGAGGTTATTAACTATTTCTGTGATACCAATATCAGCGTGCTTGGGATTGTAGTTGGTGCATTCTATGCGTTCGGTTCTGTTATTTACAACGTATTCGCATTTGGCTGGAATATCATTGCAGCGTTTGTCAATTTCTTGGCTAATGTATTTAAAGACCCATTAGCAGCAGTTGGTAATTTATTTGTAGATATTTGGAATGGTATTTGGAGCTTTATCAAAGCACGTATTAATGACATTATCGGTGCCATTAATAAAATACCTGGTGTAAAAATTGAAGAAGTTGGCGATTCAACTGGTATGCTGAAACGCTTTGAAGTGGCAGGTGGTGAAACCACTGTTATGAATAAGATGGAATATTCTAGTATTACTGGTGCAGCAATGAACGGCTACGATGTAGGTGCTAATTTAAGCCTAGAAAATCTAATGCCTAACATGAAAGGTGTTCAAACTCCTAAAGAATTTGACCCTAGCAAACTTACGCCAGGTTCAGACCATGATACAGCCAATAAGACCAAGAAAAATACAGGTAAAACGGCTAAGAACACAGGCAAAATCGCTAAATCGATTGACATGACAAACGAGGAAATCAAGGCCTTGCGTGAAAGTGCTATCGATAAATCGTTAAAGAAATGGCAAGATGCCAATGTTATCCATATTCAAATGAATAACGATGTGGAAATTAACAATGGTACTGATTTAGACGGATTCACTAGCCAAATTGCCAAAGGGTTAAAAGATGCGTTTACAATTCAAAGAGAGGGGATATAAATGTACTATTTCTATTTAGGAACTATGCAAATACCGATTCCCCCTAAGGAATTAACCACTACTATTAATGGTAAGAATGAAATTATTGATCTATTAGGCAAAGGGGAAGTAAATATCATCAAGCCTGCTGGACTTACTGATATTGCTTTTAAATTCCTTTTGCCTAACTCAGACTATCCATTCAATGAATCGATGTTGTTTAAGTCTAAAAAGGCTAAATATTACATTGATGAACTTGAAAAGCTAAAAACCACTAAAACAAGATTTCAATTCATCGTAGTTAGAATGAAACCAGGCGGGCAGATGCTAGCAATGACTAACATGAAATGTACGCTTGAAAATTACAGCATCGATGAAGATGCGGATAATGGATTTGATTCATACGCCAATATATCATTGAAACAGTGGAGAGATTGGGGAGCGAAACGTATTGAAGTAAAAACAGATAAAGATGGCACGGCTAAAGGTAGTGTGAAACAGGATAGACCAACGGATAATAAGGCGGTAGCATCTACGGCTAAAGTATCACGAGGTCAAACACTACAACAAATTGTTAAAAAACAATTAGGGAATACGGAAAACCTATTCCAAATTGCTGCACTCAACAAAATAGCCGTACCAGCCATCTTGGGTGTGGGTCAAGTTATCCAACTGAAACGAGAAGGTAATAACGAATGGCTGTAGAAGAAAAGAAAACAGAAAAAACTGTTGAAAAATCTCAAATCAATGGCGTTATCACTCCTATTCCTATGCCTATACAATTGCACTATGAATTAACTATAAGGAATAAAAGTACTGGTTATTTATGGCTTATTGAACCACAAGACGATGTTCAGATTACTAGGGCCGTTGATTGCGTTCCTAGTAAAATGACATTCAAAGTACCTAAAGACCCTAATCTCAACTTTGAAGAAGGGGATACTGTTAAATTCACTATAAATGGTGGTGCTGTATTCTTTGGGTATGTGTTTGAAAAGCAACGTGATGGCAAGAATACTATATCGGTTACCTGCTATGATCAATTACGTTACTTGAAAAATAAAGATTGCTATGTTATTGGTTCAATGACTGCAACTGAATTCATCAAGATGGTGGCTGAGGACTTTGGATTAAAGTGCGGTTATATGGATGATACTGTGTGGAAAACTCCTGAAAAACCTCAGACGATATTCAAAGATAAGTCATTACAAGAAATGATATGCCAATTGCTTGATAAAACAGCTATATATACACCTAATCATGCATTTTATCACCTATATGATGATGCTGGTGAATTACGATTGGCATCGTTTGAAACCATGAAAACAGACATATATATCGATGATGAGTGCATGGAGGATGTGCAATATACTACTTCCATTGATAAAGATACATACAACTATGTAAAAATCGTTCGTACTGTTCCAAATGGTGCATCAAGCAAGTTAGAGAATACATTTATAGCTAAGGACGATAAAACCATCGAAAAATGGGGCAGATTGCAATATCTACTCATTCCTAAAGAAAAAGACATCAACGCAGTAGCACAAGCCAAGGCAATCATGGCCCATAAGAATAAGAAAAGCCGTGAAATCAAACTTAAAAATGTCATTGGTGATGTGCGTGTGCGTGGTGGTTCATTGGTGTATATCAATCGCAATTTTGGTGATATGGTTGTTAATAATTACATGATGGTAACATCAGTTACGCATACATTTAAAACAGGATTTCACGGAATGGATTTAGATTTGCGATACGTTGATAATGATGCAGCTTATGAAGTAGCAAAAGATGAAGATGCTGAGGCAGTCAAAAAGATTGAGGCAGCAAAGAAAACACGTTCTAATAGTGCTATTGCTACTGGTGCTGGTGGCACGGCTGGACAGGTTGATACTGCTTTTAGTACTAATAGTGGCCGTGTATCTCAATATGGTAGCGTTGGTTGTGCTGATACAGTATGTGCGACTGGTTCGTGGTACAATGCAGATTTAAAAGCAGAATATGACAAAGGTACTGCATCTGTTCCTACACTTCGCCAAAACCTTGAGGCTAAAGGCTATGTTACTGAACAATTTAACGGCTATGCTAATAAAGGCGATTTGTTGATTTATGGCGATGATGATCATGTTGTAATTGCTGATGGTGCTGGTGGTTGCTTTGGTAACTCCTCAAGCCGTGGTTATGCTATGAAATACGGCAACGCAAATTATGCATGGCACGATGATGAGGCACCAACTAAGATTATCAGAATGGGGGCGTCATAATGGATAGTGAATACATGAAAATGGTTAATACCATAAAAGAAATAGCTAGTACAGTTATTCAAAATGGCGAACCTATGGAAGTAATCGTTGGTGAAGTGGTTAGTGTATCTCCACTTGCCATTAAAATAGACCCTAATCTAACTATTCCAGAAGGTAATATCATTCTTACTAAAAATACTTGTGAATGGACTGTTGAAATGAGTGTAGACCATGTAACAGAAAATAGGGCTGGTGGCGGTGGTTTGGCTGAATACGCTAGTCATAACCACGATTACACAGGAAGGAAGAAATTCCTAGTGCATAATCAATTAGTTATGGGAGATAAGGTCATTATGTTAAAGGAAACTGGCGGACAACGTTATATAGCGTTAGATCGTTGGTATAACCCAAATAGGGGGTGTACAACTAAATAATGGCAGATAGTTTACTTTTACCAAAACAAGCTAACGATACGCTAATTCCTGATACAGTGAATTATATTGAACCATCGCATACATATGATGTTGATTTTAGAACAGATAGCCAAATCAGAGGCTATGCTGATAAGTTGCGAGCAATGGAGCAAGCAATTTATAAAATTATTAATACAGAGCGATACCAATATATTATTTACAGTTGGAATTATGGTATAGAATTACAAGACTTATTTGGACAGCCTATTCCATATGTGTATGCTGAATTGCAAAGACGTATAGAAGAGGCTTTGCTAAACGACGATAGAATAACAAAGGTGTACAACTTTGAATTTAGCAATAATGGTGGTGATGTCATGACTGAATTCGATGTTGATACTATATATGGTACTTTACAAGGAATTAAGAAAGGGGTGAGCGGTATTGTATGAGCATATGACGGCTGATAGAATAGAAAAGCGAATGCTCGATAGAGTGAAAGATGAATTCGACCGCCGTGAGGGTAGTGTAATCTATGATGCTACGGCTCCAGCTAGTATCGAATTTGCAGAACTCTATATCCTAGCTGATGTTATTTTGAAACAGGCCTTTGCGAGGACTGCTGATAGAGAATTCTTAATTCTACGTGCAGCCGAATTCAATATTTACCCAGAACCAGCTACACAAGGAGAATTTGAAGCCCAATTCAATATGGACGTGCCTATTGGTTCTAGGTTTAACTACAATGAATATAATTTCATCGTAACGGAAGTATTGAATGCCGACGAGCATAAATATAAAATGCGTTGCGAACAATTTGGGCGTTCCCCTAACTTTGTAACAGGTGATATTACACCAATTCAAGGTATTAATGGTTTAACTACCGCTAAAATCTTGAAGAATATCACACCAGGAGAAGATGAGGAAGAAACAGAAGTATTCCGTCAACGCTATTTCGAGGCGTTGAAATCTAAAGCCTATGGCGGTAATGGTGCTGATTATAAAGAAAAGGTGTTAGCAATTCCTGGTGTTGGTGGTGTTAAAGTATACCGATGTTGGAATGGTGGCGGTACTGTTAAATTGGTAGTGTTAAACAGTGATTATGGGCCAGCAGATGATGAACTTATCAAAGAGGTTGAGAATGTTATAGATCCGATGCCTAAAGGTAAAGGCTATGGATTAGCACCTATTGGACATACTGTAACAGTAGTTAAGGCTGAACCTGTTCCAATTAATTACACAATTGAAGTAACTATGATACAAGGCCATCAAGTAGCAGAAATCAAGAATTCTATTGAAACGGCTATCAAAGAACGTCTAATCAATCGTTGTAAAGAGTGGGCGAAACAAGATGAAAAACAATTCATCACAGTGCGTTCAAGTATCGTAACTGCATTGACAGTAGAACTACCTAACGTGCTAGATGTCGGACACATTCAGATTAATGGACAGAATATACCAAAGCTAGAACTAAAGGATAATCAAATCCCTGTAATGGGAACGATTAATTTGGTGGCTGTATGATTACAGACTTTGGAATATTTAAGCGTGATATAGATATATCACAATTTGCCGTTCCATTAACTCGTGATTCTCGTGATATACAAGAAGTGTATCGTGTAGAAAATGCAGAATTAAATATACTATGGGAATTAATGCTCGGAATATTCAAGGAAGAATACATCTATACCGCATCAGACTATGGACTAGATGCATGGGAGAAAATACTTGATATTTCGCCTGTTAATTTAAAAGACACACAAGGACGTAGAAACGAAATACTATCAGTATTAATCGGTCAACGTCCTTTTACTATGCCCAAAGTACAAGAAATGCTTAATTTTAGGTACGGAGAAGGTGTTGTAACTCATAGTGTAAATGGCACAGCATACGAATATTTGCTGGATTTTAAACCAGGCAACGAATACCTACTATTTAACGTTTGGGAATACATCGAGCCAATTATTCCTAAAAATCTATTAATCAAATTTAAAAGTACAACAAAACTATCACAATCTGTATTCATTGGTGGTGTTGTTGATGTTAAGGAAATCATCAAAATAGATGCAAAAATAAATGTTGATGAATTGAAAACATCAAATAATACATATCTTGGTGGTGTTGTTGATGTTAAGGAAATTATTCAAATATAGGGGGTAACATGGCGAAATATCCTAATATTTCTCAAACTAAAAATGGACGCATCTTGATTGCTAAATCAAATGCAACTGGTAAAGCGTTAGTACCTATTAAAGTAGTAGCTGGCGATGGCAGATTAACTAATCAAAACATTGAAACAATGGATAATTTAATTAATCCGTTGTTAGAGTTGCCATTTGCATCACCAGGTCGTTTTATAAAAGAAGGACAATTTCAATTAGAGTTTGCATTGAGCAACAAAAATTTGGAACATGGATTCCGTGCCCGTGAAGTCGGAATATTTGCAAAATTAGATGGTGAAGATGATAGTATGGCAGTTATGATTGCGTACACAAACGGAGATGATTACGGATCGTATATTCCAGCAAAAGACACACCAATTAATTCAAAAGTGTTCGAAATAACAATTGCAGTAGATAACGCAACAAGTGTGGTAGTACAACGTAGTGATGCAGCATATATCACGGCTGGTGAAATGGAACGTCATAACGAAAGCGAACATGCACATGACAAAAGGTTTAATGCAATCATTCAGCAAGTCAATAATATGATTACACCAACAGATGAAAGCGATAAACAAAGCCTAGCACCTACACTAGAATTGGTAAAAACATTGCTTTCTAATTTGAATATTAAAAATTCAAAAGATGTAATTAAAGCATTAGATACAGAGACTTTAGCAAGCTTAGGTGTGAGATATGATTTCAGCAATGTAAATGCGTGGTATATCTGTTTGGGCAAGCTGTTTGGGAATTTAATTATCCAAGGGGGAAACAACCTTGTAAGAGGGAATAGAGAGGCTACTATAACGCTACCTATTTCTTATAGTAAATTCTTTATTCCAGTTTCTAACCCAGAATATGATTTAACTCATAAATTCTCAATCAATATGGTATCAATGTATTCTGGTAAGGAAGGCTTAAACAAAGTACATCTAACCACTGATGTTTGGGGCGATTCTGATGTAGATAAAGAAATATATTGTTGGTGGCTAACGGTAGGGATTTGACCAAGGGGGAAAAGTAAATATTACTGTAGGGCGTAATATTTACAATGATGACACTGTATACCCTATTGCATTTAACAATCTCCCATCAGTTAATATTATTAATATTGCTGATACATTAGACCAAGATGGATGGGTAACTAGCGCAATTAAATCTATCACAAATTTAAAATTCACTTATATGACTGCACAAAATAGTGTAACTGGCATTAGTTGGATTGCTATTGGTAATTAACCAAGGGACATATAGATGGACAGGATCTGTGCCAGAATGGATTTATCCAATCAAATTATCTAAATGTT